ACAAGGCAAGCGCGAATACGCAGCGCCCGATGGCGCAAGTCGCCGTGCGCGGGATCAACTATGTGACGACGCGCTCGATGCTGAAGGCAGCGTATGATGCTCTTGACGGCATCTTCAACACGACACTGAGCGGGACGTTCTACCACAAGGTGACAGCACGGCAAGAACCGACAGACATCGGGCAAGACGCAGATGGGCGTCCGACAATTGTCTTCAACATCGAAGCAGAGAAGATACCTTCGTAAATAGAAGCAGAAGCATTCCAGAGGTCGTACCAATAACGGTACATCTCATCTCTTATATCAGAGAGGAATTGCATGGCTATTAGCGCACACGGAACAGTCGTTGCTAGGGCACCAGTTGCCACCCCTACGGTCTTCACCAACATTGCCGAGATGGGCGATGTCACGCCGCCAGAACTCAGTCGCAAGGAGTTCGACGCGACGACGCAGACGCTAAACATCGACACCTACGTAGTCGGTGTGCTGCGCCGCTCGGGTTTCACGATGAAGCTCAACGCGCTGCAGACGGACGCCTCGCAGGATCACCTGACAGGTCTCCTCAAGGCGATGATCACTGAGCCGCCACCGGTGGATGGCTACCGCATCTCGTTCCCAGACGGCCTCGTTTGGGTGCTGAGCGGTCAGGTGTCGATGTTTAAGAACCTGTCGCCGGTAGACGGGTTGATGTCTGTTGAAGTCACCATCCGTCCGACGGGTAAAATGGTGATCGGCGGCATCGTCGTCGGGTAATTCTTGGGATGGTCCTAGCATCTTACCATCAGAGAGAACATGAAGCTAGGATACGTTCTCTCACTTAAGGAGCAGTAGCATGATGACGGTCAAGCACATCGAACCAGACGGCACCGAGCACGTCTTTCAGGTTGAATCGCTCAGCCGTCTGCCGGACGGCGAACTCGTCTTCAATACACTCAAGCGCATCTCGTCCGGTCGGATCTATGTCATGGATATGGGCAAGACGGTCGCCACCTATGACTTCACGAAGAATGCACACGTTAACCCGAAGGAGCAGCGATGACTGAAGCAGTACAGACGCAGATCGACTCGATGGAAGAGATCCTCTCATCGGACGACGTTGAATACGCCATCATCGACGGTTTCACCGCAGGTAAGCCGTTCCGTATTGCATCTCTCACAGCCGGCGATCTTATCGAGTGGTCAGAGGCGAATGAGGGTAAGGCGAAGCGCACGGCTGGTATACGGCTCATTTGTAAGAGTCTTGTCGATAGCCACGGTAAGCGGTTCGCTACCGATCTGAAGAACATTGCCGTCTTTGAAGCGAAGTCCCACAAGGTGACCGAGCGCATCGTCAAAGAGATCCTGAAGCTGAACGGGATGGTCGTCAAGGATGCGGAGAAGGCAAAAAACGACTGAGGCGAAGCCCACGTCGTCGCCTCGCGTATCGGTTGGAACTGAGAGGCATTCAGGTGCGCAAGCTGACGGCGAAACAATTCATCGGGTGGGAGCACTTCGCCGAGATCGAACCGTTCACGCTGGACACAGAACTGCGTGCTGACATCCGCGCTGCACAGATCGCACAGGTGATCGCGAACGTCAACCGGGGCAAGGGGCAGAAAGCGTATACGATCAAGGACTTCCTCGTCCAGTTCGACGGGGAAGCACAGCAACCAGAGCGCAAGAAGACGTGGCAAGAGATGCAGCAAATCGCTTACATGATTGCCTCGGCGTATAACGCACCTGGAGTGACGAGCTGATGGAGATCGGAACACTCACTGGCGAGATTACTCTTGAAGATACCTTCTCGTCTGGACTTGAGATGGCGAACGAGAAGGTCAAAGAGTTCGCTGAGAGCTTCGAGGGGATGGCTGGCGCGGTCATCGCCGGGTCAGCGCTCATTGCGACAGCGATCATCGGCGTCGGCGCCACGGTCTTTGGACTCGCTGAGCACGCGGCGAAGGCTGGTGAGGAAGTCGAGGCATTCAGTCTGAAGACGGGCATAGCGGTCGAGAATGTCGGACCGCTGAAGTTCGCCGTCGATGCCGCCGGCGGAAGTCTCGATCAACTGAACTCAACCCTCATGCGTATGACAATGAAGGAGGCGGCCGATTCTAGCGGGAAGTTCTCTAGTGCGTTAAAAGATCTCGGTATCAATGCAGACGCGTTCGGAAAGATGGACGCTGAGCAGAAGATCATGGCCCTTGGTGAGGGGTTCAGGAAGGGTGCCGAGAACGGCACGAACATGGCCGACGCGATGGCGCTGATGGGGCGCGGCGGCGCGAACATGATCCCGACGCTGGAGAAACTCACGCCCGAGCTGATGGCGATTGCGCAGCAGACCGCGATCATCTGGACGCCCGAGAGCATCGAGGCGGCGAAACAGTTCAGCGTGGCGACGAACATCGTGCACCAGTCGCTCGCCAACATCACAACGCGCGTCGGTGCTGAACTTCTCCCCGCGATGTCTGCGCTTGCTGACGCACTTGCGAAAGACCCGGCATTCCTAAATGCCGTGACGACTGGTGTCGACCTCCTTGCACACGGCCTCGGCTACGCCGTCGAAGCGGCGGGCTATCTTGTGACTGGGTTCATATCGCTCGGCGCCGGCTTGGTGAATATCTATGGCATGCTGCTCGAAGGTTCGGTGAAGTTCGATCAGTTCTTCCTGACTATCGTCACCGGATTGGGCAAGATTCCCGGCATGGGCGATAAGATGAAGGGCTCTATCGAAGGGCTCACACTCACCATTGCTGAGAACCAAGCGAAGGTCGACGGCGCGAATAAGACCTATACCTCGATGATCAACGTCGGCGGCGCAGTCTACGACACGACGCAGCACATGGGCCAAGGGCTGCTCGACGTCGGCACGGCAAGCGACCATGCGACAGAGAGCGTCGGGAAGAACACCAAGGGGCTGGCTGAGAACGGCAAGCAGGCCGCCGCCGCTGCTGCTGCGCAGAAAGCCTATTGGGATGCCGTCCTTGGCATCTACGATGGACTCGCCGGAGAGACGAAAAAGCTCTACGAACAGAACGACGCGCTCAATCTCATCATCGACTCTGGTGAGACGAATACTGAGGTCGTCAAGCGCACCATCGACATGATGGATAAGTACGTGAAGGCTGGCGGCGTGCTGACTGACGTGCAGAAGAACTGGTACGACAGCAACAAGACGATCAGCGGGTCGCTCGACAACGTCGGCATGCACCTGACACAGGTCGGCGTACTTGTCCCTGAGAATACCGAGCACATCCAGGAGATGACCGCCGAGTTCATGAATGCAGCGAGCGGCGAGGATGTCCTGACAGCGAGCGCGCTAGAGACCTCGAATGCGCTGACGAGTACGAGTGACATGACGGATAACTTCCGCCTATCGCTCGTGAAGCTTCAGCCTGATATGAAAGGCATGAATCAAGGCTTTGTGGATGCCGCGCTGAACGCGAAAACATTTGGTGATGAATTAGCTGGTAGCTTGACACAAGCACTCAACCAGATGCCGAACCTCATGGTGAAAGCATTCACCGGTGGTGGTGGAATGAGTGGGGCGATCAGCGCGCTTGGTACGAAGTTTGGTGGTGATCTTGGGAAGTCTGTCCTTGGTACAGCGGGTTCAGGTGGTGTTGCAGATACGTTGACGAGTGGTCTAGGTAAAACAGTTGGCGGAATTGTTGGTGGGTTCATTCCCATCGTCGGCGGACTCATCGGGCCACTGATCGGCAAGCTCTTCGACTCGTTCGGTCCGTCGCAAGCTGAAATCGCTGGTCGAAAGGCTGAAGCGTCGTTCGAAGCAGGGTTCGGCGGCTTTCAAGGCATGATGGACAAGATCGGCGTCGCCTATGCTGATACTGGTCGCTCAGCAGCGCAAGCGCAGGCTGACGTGCAAGCGCTCTTCGCTGCTGAGAAGCAGGGACCAGATGCTGTCAAGGCGGCGCTCAATACAATCAATCAAGTCTTTGCTGATCAGAAGGCAAAGATCGACAACGACACGACGGCGATGGGCGCGCTCCTCAAAGAGGGCGCCACGCTTGGCATCACACTCCCACAGTCGATTCAAGATTCAATTCAGAAGCTGATCGACATGGGGAAGGTGACCGGTGATACGCAGTCGCTCCTATCACAGCTGACCGGCGCACAGACCGTGAACTTCGGCACGATGCGCGACCTCGCCACGAAGTATGGCGCGGACTTGACGCAGCTCGGTCCAGCATTCGAGAAAGCGAAGATCGACGACACTGCTACGACGATCATCAACGACTTTGACACTCTGCAGCGCGGACTTGGAGATACTGATACTGCACTGACGGTGATGAAGAAGCCGATCAATGACCTCGTGAACGAGTCGATCAAGTTCGGCGTTGACATCCCGGCGAATATGCAGCCATGGGTCGATCAGTTGGAGAAGACAGGACAACTGACTGACGAGAATGGCAATCAGTTGACTGACATCTCGAAGATCAAGTTCTCGGCACCCATCGAGACGCAGTTCCAATTGCTGATTGATAAGATCTCGAAGTTGATCGATACCATCACGGGCCCGAGCGGTCTGAACGCGGCGATCAATAGCGTGCCGAATAAGCAGACTGAAATCGTCACAGTGCATACGGATGTCTATAAGACTGAGCGACAGGATGATTCAGCGGCATACGCCTCTATGGGTGGCCGAGTGACAGCATCTGGCGTCTCTTACTATGGCGGCGGTGGCAATGTCTTGTCGCCGGCATTCGTTCCGCGTGGTACAGATACAGTTCCTGCGATGCTGACACCTGGCGAGACAGTCACGAGCACGCATGATGTCGGGTCTCAGGCGCAGAGCATGGAGAGCATGGCGAACGACATGGCGAGCATTCGTAACTTGCTCGCCGCGCAACCTGGAGCGATGGCCGTGGCCTTGAAGGACGCCATCGTCTTGCTGCCGCGTAGGGTCGCCTGATGGGTCAGATCGTCACGGACTCCTTCAATCGGGCTAATTCCACCGGCCTCGGTGCGGATTGGACGAACAATATCACCGACCAAGGTCGCTGGGATATTGCATCTACTTTGTGCTTCGGTGCGACCAGTAATGGTGCGGCACTCTCTTCCTTTACGGGCGGTGCATGGACGGGCGGTGCCGATCAATACTCAGAAGCACAGATCTTCGAAGTATCTGCATCTGACAAAGATTGCGGACCAGCCGTACGATGCTCTGGTTCGGTCGCTTCGAACTCGAACTGCTACCTCTTTGACTTCAATGACAGCAGTCCAGGACTCGCCCTCGGGTCTTCGACGTTCAGCGTCTCACTCTACAAGCTAGTTAACGGCACCTACACGCAGCTTGGCGTAAGTGTCACTGGCCAGACGGTCAATGCTGGCGATGTTATCCGCGTAGAGGTCACCGGGACAGGCGTATCAACGATTGTCGTCGGGAAGATCAACGGCACGACGATCATCACCAGGACAGATACAGCAGGAAGCATTGCAAGTGGCAACCCCGGCCTCTTCGGCGTAGACGTCGGTTGGGGATGGTTGAACTTCGCAGCTGGAGATTTTTCAGGCGGCGACATCAGCGCTACTCCTACAGAGTCGCTGAAGGTTGTTGACCAAACGCCTGCAGCAAGCTTAGTCAGCATACCTAACCTTTCTGTCACAGTATCGACTGAAGGCATCCGACTCGTCGACCGTGTCTATGGTGCGACGCGCTTTGTCCAGTCACAGAATCAGCTTGAGGCTGGACTTTACGAACAGCATGTCAAGATCTCTGAGCAACTCACGATCTGTCCGCTCATCGGTCTACCAGCGCATGATGAA